GTTTCCCAGTCACGATCGTACGGAGTACGTCGAGATAGAAAAGAGCGCAAAGAGTATGGCGCTGGTATGGGAAAGGGTGGAGATTATGCAAATCTTCCGCAAAAAGAGAAATTTCAGATGTATCCTTATCCTGAAGGTGTAGATCAGAGTGGTTATGCAGACGATTTAGAAGGCATCGATCGAGTAAACAGTGAATCCGTTAGAGAAGTACGTCGTCAGCCTACTATGCAAAAGTAATTTTAGGGGGAAGGAGTTTTTATCTATTAACTCCTTCTATTTTTACAGGGAAGGTTGTAATGCCATTCAAATCTAAAGCTCAAATGAGATATTTATATTCCCAAGAGCCTGAAGTGGCCGAAGAATTTGCCTCTAAAACAAAATCATTCAAATCACTTCCAGAAAAAAAGAGAAAAACAAATGCCAAAAAACTGGATTCAGGGAGCCATAAAAAAAAAGGGAAGCCTCAGAAAAGAACTGGGAGCAAAAAAAGGTGAGAATATCCCTGTGAAAAAGCTTAAAGCGGCTGCTAAAGGGAAATTCGGTAAAAAAGCTGAGAAAAGAGCAGATTTAGCAATGACGCTTAAAGGTTTCAAGAAAAAGTAGCGCTTTTTATTTCTTAGAAAATTTTATAGATAACTTGGGGAAGAATTATCTATGGAAAAGATCCACCAAAAATCTAGTAGAACCACTGTTGGAGCTTCAGCTTTAGCAATCGACAAGGGCGAGCGCCAAGAAATTGGCGAAACTGCACCTGAGATGATACAGAAGTATGCAGAAGAGTTACAAGAAACGCTAGACATTCATAAAAACGTAAAGAATTACTACATCGTTGTTCTTAGAAAGAAAGAACCGTTGTTCCCAAATGTTGTTCGACAATGGTTTATTGCTCCAAGAAAAACACGACCCTCTCCTTACCAAATGAAAAAAGAGTACAACCAGTTCGATATCGATGTATGGAGAGTGAAAGATAACGATGCTGTACATCAATGGACGCTTCCGAGTGTCGATGTATGGAAGACAATTTTAAAAAATCCAGAGCACAATCCTGAGAAGTTAATCCAGGATATGGATGCTTTTGAAAAAAGAACTCTTAGATAAAAAGAGTCTAGGGCTGTAAAGGCATTTCGCCCATGCCGCTAACTTTGGGAGAAGTATGATTTCTGAAAATAATTCGGATGTAACGCCTGTCATCGAGGCTCAAGAATCAAATGAAAACCAGACGATCGAGACACCTGTACAACAAACTACTGATACTAGTGCACAGGATCAAGATAGAAATTGGGCAGAAGCTCGATCGGTAATGAGAGAACAGAGCGAAAAAATAAGGGATTTGGAAGCTCAGATCACCAAGAAACAAGAGCCTGTTACAGAAGGTACCGGGAATGAGTGGGAGAATCTGGCCGATGACGACATTGTTACTAAGAAACAAGCCGCATCGCATTCCAAAAAAGTTGTTCAAGAGGCAATTAAAGATGCCTTTAAACAATACCAGGCTTCTACCTGTGAAGACAGGTTGGGTACTCGTTATCCTGATTTTAAGCAGATCTGTTCAAACAAGAATATAGAAATTTTGAAACAAAAATTTCCCGACCTGGCTAGGTCTGTAGCTAATAACCCTGATCCGGATTCTCAAGGTAAAGCTGCGTATGATCTTATTAAAAACCTGGGGATTCATTCTCCGGAATTAAAAGAAAACGAGCGTAAGTTGCAAGAGAATAAGAGTCGTCCTAATTTAGGCGCCTCGGCTGGCTCCAAAACAGGAGCATTGAATCATGCCCACCTGTTTGAGGGGGGTGGCATGCCGGAGATGACGAATAGCCTTAAAGAAGCTCTTCAAAAAGAAATGGCTGAAGCTGCTAAAGGTGTTTAGTTACGAGTAGCCAGGTCATTTTTTAAGGGGGAAAAATGACTATTACTACTACTAGTACTTTGCCGAGCCCTATTCAGCAAAGTTTTAGCTATAAATTGTTGGCAGTCCCAGTCCCTTATATGATTCATCAAATCCCATCTATGCATAAAAAAATGCCTAGAAATGGGGGTTCGGTGCTTCGTATGAGAAGATATAATCCACTTCCTACTGCAACAGTGCCGTTGGGAAATGGGGGAATTACACCAGCTCCTGTGAACTTGACAGCAGTAGATATTGACACACGTATAAATTTTTATGGTCAATACATCTTATTAAATGATCAAGTTACATTACAAAACCAGGACCCTGTTCTTAATGAAGGAACTCAGAGATTAGGGGTATCGCTTCGTCAAACAGAGGATGAGTTGATTAGAAATATGCTTGCTTCTACAGCGGCATTTATTAATTGCGTAAATGGTGCAAATGCAGATCTACCAACAAACCTTACAAGAACTGATATTGATACTGTTGTAAAAGCATTAAGAAATAACAACGCTCAATCTTTTGTTACTGGCATTGGCGGTGAGGATAAATTCGCGACAGCTCCTGTGCGCGATGCTTATTTTGGATTAGGTTCTACTGAATTAATTGGTGAACTGGATGGAGTTGATGGTTTTATTAATAAATGGAATTATCCAAATCCAAACAAAACTCTCGAAAGTGAGTGGGGATCAGTTGGAAATGTTCGATATCTTCTTTCGTCTATTGGAAGCTTAACAGCAAATGCATCTGCTCTAGGAGCAAATGTGTTCAATATCTTCCATGTAGCTAAAGAAAGTTATTGTTGTGTTGAACAAGATGGCTATAGTGCGGCGTTCTTATATCGACCACCTATCTATGATAGTCCATTAGCGTTGAATGCTAGTATCGGATGGAAAATGGCAAATGCTCAGGTAATTACAAATGATGCTTGGGTTATTAGCTTAAGATGCACATTGCAATAGGAGGAAATTATGAGTGTACCACTTAATTTTAGTGCTCGTCGAGTAATTACCTCTGACGGCGTATCTGCATTAATTAGACTTCCCGGATCTGTAGATCGAGTTGTTGTTAGAGATCGAAGTAATCTTATAACAGCGGCTAATAATGAATTCGTTTCTGCTGAATGGTCTGTTGGAATGGTGAATGGTTCTGCTGAAGTTCGCTCTTATACTGGAGCAGCTCCAGCTAGTGCGGTTTCTTTAGTTCTTTCAGAGGGAATTTCTGTTGAAAATACTTCTGAATTTGTAAACGATGCTGCAATTGCACTTACTGCTGCAACAGCTGCGGGTCCAGTCGTAGTTTCTACGGCATCTACTCTAGGACTTTCAGATGGGGATATCGTTAGATTTTTTCCTAATGCTCCAGCTACAGGATTATCTCAGTTGAGAGGATATGATTTTTCAATTGGAAATGTTGTAGTCAACACCAGCTTCGAGCTTAGTTTTATGGATGCGAGCGGTGCAGAGTTCGTTGCAGCAACAGGGGGAACTTTTAGAAAAATTGCTAACAAGGATCAGTTTGTTCCTTCCCAACGACTAATAACCGGAATGTCTTCTAATGGTGTTTCTACTGATGTCGTACTCAGTGTTCTAAGCGGCTATTCACCTGGTCAGCTTGTCACTTTCAGGGTATCTGATATGTTCGGAGACTGGGTCAGAATGGATGGCGCAAGAGTTCAAGTTCTAGCGGTTAACTCTGCTACTAATACGGTTTCCGTAAACTTTGATTCTAGTGCTTTTTCAGCTTTTGCTTTTCCAGCAGTTGGCAATCCTTTTACCGCGGCACAGCTTCTTCCTTTTGGGGATGCTAGTCCACTAGTTAATGGATTTCCTTCTACGGTTTTAGAAGGAGCGGTTAGAAATGATGCTTCAGTTGAAGTTCGTTTTGGAAGCGCAGTAGTTGGAGATGCTGGAGATGTACTAGATGTATTTCTGTACAACTCTTTAGTAATCTAATTTTTAGGGGTGGGCAACCACCCTTTTTATCTGTCACAAAGGGGGAAAGAATTTTATGACAGCTGATTTAACAACATCTAGAAAAAATACCACAGAGAAAGAAAAAGTAGATACTGATTCTTTCATTAGAAAATGTTGGAAGGACGATTCTAAAATAGTCGAAGGTAGATTTTTATGCTTCGAGCCGCGTGGTGGAAGTGTATCTTTCCCGTTTAGAAAGTACAAATGGGATTCTACAAAAGAATATTCTTTTAAGGACGGGGAAACATATAAAATTCCAGCCGGCGTAGCTAGACATCTCAATGGAATTGATATTACCAGTAAAAAAATAAATGGAACTACAAATAGTTGTGCTTATGTAACGCATAATTATGAACAAGATTCTGCTGGTAAAGTTTCCATTCAAGTAGGTAAGTGGAATCGTAGATACGCTTTTCAAACTATGGATGGTACGACCCTTGGTTGATTTTGATGTTGACACTACACCATCTAGAGCGGATATGACGCCTAAAAGAAGATCGATTTCTTCTGTAACACAAGCTCAGAAAGCAGTTGTGACGACTACGGAAGATCATGGTTATGATTCTGTTTCTGTAGTTAGGCTATATGTATATGCTCCTAATACGATGGTGATCCATGGGGTTGAAACAGATATTTCTGTTTTGACTCCCACAACTTTTGAAACAAAGATTGATACCAGACATCTGGAACCTTTTTCAGCACCTTCTTTCCCCACCAGGTTTACACCTTCTTATTGTATACCTGTGACGGGAGAATTTACAAACTCTGCACCCCCTTTAAGTTAATGACTGTTACACCAGGAAACCCTTTATCTACATTAGACAGTATTCAGAAAAAGGTAAGAAATATCACGGGAAGGCCTGATAATTCTCAACTTTCTCCTGATGATATCAATCAATATATACAAACTTTTTATGTCTATGATATGCCTCAGCATCTTAGACTATGGAATTTACAAGAAACTTACACATTTACTACTCAAGCCAATATTGACAAATATGAATTTGACAAGAACAAGTACATCAGTCTATCGCCTCCTATTTACATAGATGGTCTAGAAGGATCATGGTTACAGTCTCGAGATCAATTTTATCGTATATGGTCTACTTCAATGAGTAGTTTCAACCCAGGACGTGGAAATGGAACAGCTGGCCCATATTCTTTTATTATCCCTCAATCCCCAATTATACGAGCTTACCTCCGGGATAGTGGAACGTATGATTCTGATATCGTAGTTTGTGCAACCGATACAGGTGGGAATGCCCAAACATTAATAGATGACGGATCGGGAAATCTGATAGATTCAGAATTTGCTTTTGATCCGAATCACACACAAAGCTCCGCTTCAGGATCAGTAAACTATCTTACCGGAGCTTTTACTTTTACATTTGCAGCTGCTATTTCTAGTGACTCCGATATTACAATTTCTACTCTTCCTTATGTAGCGGGAAGACCTAGAAGTGCGTTATTTTTCAATGATATAATAACCCTTAGGAATGTGCCTGATAATTGTTACAAAGTATCTATGAATGCTTATATCAATCCTATACCGATGTTGGCCAATAACACCAACCCTAGGTTGAATTCCTGGTGGCAATATATTGCTCTTGGATCCTCTCTAAAGATCTTTGAAGATCAGGCAGAACTGGAAGAGTATAATAGATACTATCCTATGTTTCAAAAATATGAAGATCAATTAAATAGTCGAACAATTGTTCAAAGAACCAATCAACGAACCCCTACGATTTACCAAGAAGATATGAATCAGTATATTTATGGGGGATTTTTCACAGGGGGTAGCTGGTGACATTTCTTTCTAATATTCCACAAGCATCTGATAAATTGAGCGCCTCACAGCCTCAACTTTTATCTAACTTCAGCAGAATCAAAACATTCTGGGAGATAAACCATGGAGAGATCAATTCAGGAGATGAAGGATTTCACAAGATGGTTCAGTTCTTGGGATTTGAAACTGCTCCAGCGCAAGCTTCTCCTAAGTCTGCTCTTTTCACCGTAGATGATGGATCAGGAAACTCCAAATTACAATTTGAAAAAGCAGCTGGAGTTCTAAAAGAGCTAACAGATGTTACCCTATCCAGTGTGGCCAACTCAGGGACTGCGGGTGGTAATGTCGGGTTCTTTGATGCTCCTTGGAATTTAAGATTTTATTATGGGACTACCAACCCAATTTCAGGAGGTGGCTTTACTGTTAATTTTCCTGTAGCTTACTCCAATATTTTAACTTCTAGTGCTACGGGTAACACTGCTTCATCAGCCATAACGGTTAATATGATCCAAGGATTTGCAAGCTTAACTCTGTTTACATCTAATAGTGTAAGCGTTAATTGGCTAGCCATAGGGAGAATATAAATTGAGTAAACCCCTTTTAGTAGCAGATTTTTCACAAGGAATAAGAAAAGATAGACAACCGTGGGTTATCCCCAGGGATGCCTTTGTAAAGCTTGAAAATTCTTATGTATTTCGTGGGGTGATAAGAAAAAAGGGAGGCTCTACTCTTATTGGAGATAAAGTTAGTAGTACGATTGCTGATAATGTAGAAGATTCCAGAGTTAAAACAAATGCTTCTACAGTTTTAAATGGTCCCATTGTTGCTATAATGAATTTTGAAGAAAGGGCCATCAATGAAGAAACATTATTAGTATGGGGATCAACTGGTTATCCCGGAACATCTCATGTTTCTGTATTTAATACTACCGTAAGAAGATTCCTGGATGCAGCCACTACTACGACATGGACAGTAGATGATTCTATCATAATGACTGGTAAAAATTACTTTGGTTCATTATGGGTAACCACAAATAATGCTGCAAATCCAATTCGATATACATTTGATCCAAATACGGCCTGGTTTGATTTTGCTCCTGTGATAAAAGCTGATGGAACTACATTGACGAATGCTCTATTAACTTTCCCATACAAAAACAGATTAGTTTTTTTAAACACTACCGAATTAGGTGCTAGTGGAGGTACTTTTAATCAAAGAGCCCGCTGGTGTCAGAACGGAACCCCTTATATTAATTTAAGTAAGCCCCCAGTAGCTGGATCGGATATAAATGCATGGAGAGAAGATATCCCAGGCAAAGGTGGATTTATCGATGCTCCAACAGATGAAGTTATTGTGGCCGCTGAATTTTATAAAGATACTTTAATTGTATTTTTCGAGCGTTCTACATGGCAATTAAGGTATACAGGGAATCCAAATCTTCCGTTCATATGGGATCGAGTCAACTCTGAAAGAGGTGCAGAATCTACAAGAAGCATTATAAGAGTCGAAGATGGAATCCTGGGTATTGGTTATAATGGAATATTTAAATCGGATGGTGTCAATACTACAAGGATCGATCAAGCTATTCCCGATGAAGTATTTGGTTTTGGAAATCAGCAAGCCATTTTAAAAATAGTTGGTATTAGAGATTATTTCGCTCAGGCTGTTTATTGGTCTTATGTAGATCAAGATCAAGATCAGACGCTCCCATTTTTTCCTCAAAAGACCCTTTATTATAACTATGAAGAGGGTACATGGGGACAGTTTCTTCAGAGCTATACAGCTTTTGGTAACTATACTGAATTTGATGATAGAACATGGGGTCAAAGTAATGAGACCTGGGAAGAAGCTGATTATGCGTGGAGAAATCCAGCTTTTATCAAGGGATTTCCTATGATTATTGGTGGTACACCTCAGGGGATAGTTCATATTCTCCATTCGTCTGGTTCTGATGTAAAAAAAATGAGTGAAGCTATTTCCTTTAGTGGATCTTCTGATGGATCAACAATAACAGCAATAAATCATAACCTCTCAGACAATGATTTTGTGGAGATTGTGGGTGCCACAAATCCAATAGCTGATTCCATTTATCAAGTAATAGTAACAGGTAAAGATTCATTTATCGCCACCGATCGTGACTGGGAAAC